GCTGATGGCCGTATGCGCGGTGAGAAAAGAAATGAGCAAGCAGGCCCCTAATAATGGCGCTTCGGAATTATAAAGAAGTAAAAGTGTGTGAATTGGTTAATTTTTCTGCTAATTCACGCACTCATTCTGAAGAGCAAGTCAATCAAATCGTACAATCAATCAAAGAGTTTGGCTTTACATCACCTCTACTAATCGATGAAAAAAATATAATCATTGCAGGTCATGGAAGGCTACAAGCAGCAATCTTTTTGAAAATGGAAACGGTCCCTTGCATAATTCTGGAAGGACTATCTGATGCCAAGAAAAGAGCTTTGGTTATCGCCGATAATAAAATAGCGCTCAATTCATCTTGGAATATAGACATACTTAGAAAAGAAATATCTGACCTTAAAACATTTAACTATGACCTATCAACTACTGGATTTGATATAGCCGAGATCGAAGATATATTTACAGATGTAATGCCAGAAGTATTTTTAAAGGATTATGATGATAAATTTCAAAAAACTTCCCAGAATGATTCTGCATTTCTACGTAAAAAAAAAGAACTCACGAAGGAAGAAGATAAAGCGTCTCAGAACTTTAAATACCCTTATAAAGATTACTTTATTGATTTTGGTGATTTATTTGCAGAGCTATTGCCCGGGAATGCCTAAGACTATAGAGGAGTTTTTATGGACTATCTATCTTGGCCAAGGAGCTGTTCTAACTAGTAGATTATTTGGAATTAGAATATCTACACTTTCTCGCGCCTTAACTATCTTAGGCGAATCTTCTCACCACAATATCTTGTTTAGAAATTCTAAAAAAGCACAAAATAAATGATTGATTAAGAAAATTAGAATGATATATTAATCTTAATGATTACAGCGGATGTAATAATTAATCGGAGAAATAAATGCCAGATCCAACTCCTCATGTGCCAACGGATAAAAGCCGTGGCGAGGTCATGGCCCTAACTTCTTTTGGTAACACTCAGGAAGAGGTCGCAGCTTATCTTGGAATATGCGTAGATACGCTTGTTAAATACTATCGCCATGAACTAGACACAGCAGTCATTAGAGCCAATGCCCAAGTTGCCAGGGCTCTCTACAATAAAGCAGTCGCCCAAGATGATTTAGGTGCTCAAGTATTTTGGCTTAAGACAAGAGCTAGATGGCGCACTGCAGACCAAGAAGATGCTAAGAAACGTGATTCTGCTGTTGAAAGATTTTTATTAGGTAAAAATCAGTTGGTGGAATAAATGAACTTCCGAGAAAAATTTATCGCTAGGATTAAATGCCTTAAAAAGGGGCATAAATATCTTATTGATGAGCAGGATTTAAACGGCGTTCTTATTGCAAAGCATTGTTTATATTGTTGTAAACGAATAAAGGCAAAGACTATTTATGTCTGAAGAAATGTTAGTAAGGGTATTAACGGAACTCCCTCTTTTTTCTAAAAACTTCTTAAAGATTCGAACAAAATCTGGGTCGATAGATAATTTTGTCTTTAATAGAGCACAAGAATATATTCACTCATGTCTTGAGAAACAAAAAGAACAAACTGGGAAAGTGAGAGCGCTCATATTAAAAGGGCGCCAGCAAGGTTGTTCAACTTATGTCCAAGCAAGAGACTTTCATATCGTATCAACAACAAAGGGAATGAAAGCATTTATTCTTACTCATGAAGCTGAAGCCACTAAAAACTTATTTGAGATGACTAAGCGTTATTACGATGAGCTTCCTAATGGCCTTGTTCCAGTTCCAGATACATCAAGCGCTAAAGAATTAAAATTTGATGCATTAAACAGTAGTTATTCTGTTGGAACAGCGGGAAATAAAAGTGTCGGTCGTTCACAAACTATACAAATATTTCATGGCTCAGAAGTTGCCTATTGGCCTCATGCAGAAGAGCATGCCAAAGGAATATTGCAAGCTGTTCCAAATGCTATCGGTACTGAAATAATTCTAGAATCAACAGCTAATGGTATCGGCAATTATTTTTATAACATGTGGGTCTCAGCTATTACGGGTAAGTCTGATTTTCAGGCGATATTTATTCCTTGGTACTGGCAGCCTGAATATAGTTGTTCGGTTCGCGATGATGAAACGCTTCACTTAACTGACGAAGAACAAGCGATCTATGATAATTACCAATCAAATGGATTAACAAAAGAACATCTTTACTGGCGACGTCATAAGATGTCTGAATTCGGAAAGGATTTTGAGACAGCTTTAGAGCTTTTCAATGTTGAATATCCAATGACAGCTTTGGATGCCTTTAGAAATCCTGTAGCCGATAGATTTATCAAGGCAGACATGGTTCAAAGAGCAAGGAAATTTAAAGTTACTTCTGAATCGCCACTTGTTATAGGCGTTGACCCTGCTATTTCTGACCATGATAGAACTGCAATTATAAGGCGAAAAGGACGACTTGCTTACAACATTGAAACACACTTTAACTTAAATACAATGGAGCTTGTAGGTTTAATCAGGCGTATGATTGACAAAGAACGCCCATCCAAAGTATGTATAGATTGTATAGGAATTGGCGCAGGAATTGTCGATAGATTGTTAGAAATTGGTTATGATATGGTAGAAGGCGTTAATGTGGCCCGTTCTGCTAATGACAAAGACAAATTTCGTAACTTAAGAGCAGAACTTTGGCATGATATGAGGGAATGGTTTACACAAGAATCGCCAGTCCAAGTTCCAGACTCTGATGAATTATTAGGCGATTTAACCTCTTTAGGTTATAAATATGACAGTTCAGCTAGGCTAGTTATCGAGTCAAAAGATGATTTAAGGAAACGAGGGATAAAATCTCCGGATACTGCTGATGCCTTAGCGCTCACATTTTATGTAGGAGAATATTATCAGCAAGGTGGATTTAAAGTTAATCGATTGCCTGATAAATCGGCTGGCATGTTTACATAAATAAGCGTCAATACGCTCCATTTCAAGGAATGAATATGGCCAAGAAAGCAGAGAAAGTTGCACACAAAGCGCGTCTTGCGTGTGAAAAGTGGAGAGAATATTTTAAGTTCAATATCGACCAATATCATATGATGCATACTTTCGTTCTTGGCCAGCAGTGGACTGATGATGAAGAGGAAATGCTAAAGACATTTAGGAAGGTTCCTCTCGTTTCTAATAAATTAGCCACGATGGCTAATGCATTATGTGGTGAGCAGCAGCAAAATACTCCGCAATTGCAAGTGGTTCCAATGGATAACTGTGATGAAGAGACAGCGCATATCCGAGAGCTCATTGTCAAAGACATCATGTTCTCAACATCGGCTCATACTGTTTATCAAGTAGCAGCATCCCAGGCTTTCATTGGCGGCTTTTCAGCTTTTTGTATTGATACAGATTATACCCATCAAAAAGCTTTTGAGCTTGATATTGTTTACCGTCATTTTAAAGATGCTTCTCGTTGCTATTGGGATGTCGGCGCAGAAAGGGTCAATAAAACTGACGGCATGCATTGCGGATATATTACTCGCATGACAAGAGAAAAGTTCCGTGAGATTTATGGTCGAGAATTAGAGGAAAAGATTTCTCGAACAATGTCTCCTGGCCAAACTCAAGAAGAAATTGCATTAGTGACTCAGCCTTCTGAAGGTGACGATCCATTTACGTGGGCAGACAATGAAGCGGTTACTATTCTAGACCATTTCGTGCGTAAATACGAAAAGGATATGCTTTATAAACTATCTAATGGAAAAATAATAGACCAGAAAGAAATGGACGATCTTATTGAAGATTCCATGGAACGTAATAATGTTATGAATGAACAAATGTTTTCTGGGATTGGTGATAATACAGAAGAAATTATGGAAGTTCATGAACAAACTGAAACGCCAGAAATGGAAGAAGAGGAAATAAAATCAGTAAAGGATATAGACCCTAATTTTATTACTCTTTGGGATAATGACGAGATAGTCCGCATCGAAGAAAAAAGAGAAACCAAGAAACATAAAATCATGCATTATAAGATTGCCGGGGATTATATTTTAGATGAAAGCGAATTTCCCTCTGAACAACTTCCAATGCCTTTTGTTGACCAGAATAGTTACTATGACAAGAATGGAAAGCAAATATGTCGATCCTTCTTTGGCGACTGTAAAGACACTCAACGCTATATTAACTACCTAAGAACGCAATCTGCATATATTCTTAAAATTAGCCGTTATGACCAATTTATCGGTTCAAAGAAAAACGTTCAAGGATTAGATACTCAAAGAAACTGGCAAGACCCAAATAATACTCAAGGTCTTTTGGCTTATGATGAATCTCCTAATGGCCATAAACCAGAACAAATTAGGCCCCCTGAGTTGTCAGCTTCATTATTGACTCAGTATCAACTCGCAATCGAAGACCTTTATACATCCACAGGCCTATACCCAACTCGAATGGGCCAATCAGGCAATGAAGTTTCAGGTGCTGCGATCGATGCTAGAACTCGTCAAGGAAGTTATCCAACATTTGTTGCTTTTAACTCGGTTAATAGAGCTATCGCAACCGGGGGCGAGATTGTTAATGAAATGATTCCTCGTGTATATGACTCTGAAAGGGTTATTGCACTAATGACACCTGATGAAGGATTGAAAAATATTACTATCAATAAACAAGCCGATGAATATGGTGAAGTTATAGAAAATGATATTCGTAAAGGCACCTATGAAGTTAGGCTTAAACCAGGGCCAAGTTATGAAGGTCAAAAACAAGAAGCACTTCAATCTCTTCAACAGATTCTTCAAGCTTCACCACAAGCATTTGGATTGATTGCAGACCTGTATGCAGAAAATCTTCCTTTAATGAACACCATTGAAATCAAAAATAGATTGAAGACTTTAGTGCCGCCACAAATTGTACAAGCTGGTAAAACTGGAAAAATGCCTGAACAATCAGGTCAGCAATCACCAGAACAACAAATGGCAATACAAGAATCTAATATCAAACAAATGGAGGTGCAATTAAAAGCAAAAGAGATTGAATTAAAAGAGCAAGAAATTCTTATGGAAGCGCAATTTAAATTGCAAGAATTGCAAACCCAAAAAATGGAAGCAGCAGCTCAGTTGCAGGAGCAGGAACTGAGATATGCAGCAGAAACCCAAAGGACTCAGAGTGATAGTCAAATCGCTCACGCAGATAATTTGGTTAAAATTTTGACACATAGGATTCAACAATAAGAGAGGGATTAGATGGCTACAGAAACAAGTAACATTGATGATATGTTGATGTCAGGAAAAAATTCTACGCAACCGGAAGCTCCTGAGCATCAATATAAAGAACATGTGGAAGTTGAGGAATCTCAGGATTTTAGTTATGAAGATTCAAATAATTTAGAAACAGAACCGCTTAAAAATGATTCGCATTCTGAATATGATTCACCCGAAGAAGTTCAAGAACATGAAGAGGCAGAAAGGGATTTAGATGAATATGGAAATGACAAACCTAAGCCTCGCATGTACACAGAAGAAGAAAAAAATGAAGCGATACGTAATGCCATTCAACGTCGTTTCAAAGAAGATAGACAGCCTCAGCCTTCCCAACAACAAATCCAACAAGCACAACAAAACTTTGAATACGATCCAAATTCAGAAGGAAATTGGCAGCAACAATTAAAGAGTTATATCAAAGAGACCTTTAATGAAATTCAAAGAGATGATGTTGTCCGTGCTCAGCATTACAAAGAAGTTCAAGCCAATCAAGAATTCCAGGATAAATTTACAAATGGCATGGATAGATTTTCAGACTTTAAAGAAGTCGTTGGAAGTCAACCTATTACTGACCCTATGACTTATGCGCTACGTGGAATTAAAGACCCAGCTGCTTTCATTTATTCAGCAAGCAAACGACATTCACAAGAACTTGAAAGAATATCAAAAATTCCTGATGGTTATGCTCAAATGGTTGAGATGGGAAAACTTGAAGAGCGCATGAGAAAGACATCTCAAGCTACTAAAGCGCCTAGACCTGTTCAGCGAACGAGAGAAGATACAGGAATGCCGGAGCCAAAGAAAAAGCAAGATGGAGACTCTATCGAAGACTTAATAGCAAGAGCTGATCAAAAGCGTCGTGCACAACTTACACAGCGACGAGGAAGGGGATAATGTTTGTCGATTTCGATGAAGAAAAGAAAAAAAGAAGAGATAGACCAAGGAAAAGAAGGGAGGGCTATTTTTGCCCTCATCCAGAAGAGTCACCTTTTTATGATGATATAGAGAACCCATACGAAAAGCTCGATCATTGGCAAAAAAGATTAAATCCAGATTATATTTGACAATCGATAAATCTTTGTTCTAACATTCAACTAGATGCGTAAGGGATTCCATCACCCAAATTACAAAGACGTGTAATTATTGTCGACCGTCGGACAAATGAGAAGCAAAGGCGCTCAGTACGAGCAATTTTTCTATTTATTTGTTCAGGGAGAACAATAATGGCTAACGTTTTTCGCGAGACCCAGTACGTCCTTGACGACGTATTCGTCCGATTCTGGAACTCACTAGCATTTGCTAGAACATCAAACCGTAACCTTGAAGGCGACTTTAAGAACTTACGATTCGCTACTGGTCAAACAATTGATTACCGTTTAGAAGAAAGATATCTTGCTGGTGAAGGTGCTACAGCTACTGCTGAAGCTCGAGTCCAGGTAATTCGACCTCTTTCAATTACTAAACAATTCCGTACCATGATTGAATACACAGGCTTCAACCTTACATTCGACCGTGCTCGGGATGAACCCTATCTTGAAATGGCAAATGCTCCACGAGCTAAGCGTTTAGCTAACTTAGTGGAAAATTTCATTGCAAGAGAAAACTTCTGGCCACAGACTTATCAAGCGGTTGGTACGCCAGGTGTTCCTGTAGACTTCAACACTATTCTTACTGCTGATGCCTACATGACTGAATTAGCAATTCCTGAAGACGGTAAGCGTTATGCTGCTGTACCACCACGAGTTGCTGCTAACCTTTCAAATGACCTGTTTGCTGTATTTAACAACACTGTAAACACTGGTGCTTTAATTGATGGATTTATCGGTCATTTATCTGGCTTTGACTTCTTTAAAACTAACTTCTTGGGACGTCAAGTTGCTGGTGCTGGACAAGCTGGCGGTTCTCCACCTGCTGGTTTCTTACTCGCTGGTACTGTTACTAACGGTCCTATTGTAAGTGGCAATACAATTTCTGTAACTGGTCTTGGACAAGCTCCTGGAACAGTTGTATTTAACGAAGGCGATATCATTGAAGTTGATGATTCAGCTGGTGTGTTTATGGTTAACCCATTGACATATGAGCCTTTATCTCAACAAGCTCAGTTCGAAGTTACCGCAA